ACCACGTGTCTCAAGAGACTGGTGAGTCACGATCGGAATTTTCAATGCGGATTTTACGTCAGTGGCTTAAATCTCAGGTCCGACGATGGGAACAGCTGGAAGAACAGAGAATTGCCCTTGGCAATTTGACCGACATTGATGTAGTATAACAAATCAACATTAGGAGCTTAACATGGGCGTTTATTCAGATTTTCTTGCACACACAAACGTTGTTGACGTTACAGGTGATAAGGTAGCTAACCAACGATCGGCGTATGGCGAACTAGCTAAACACGCGGCCGACTTCGACCCCGTCACCCCGACCTTCCTCGGCGCTCTTGATGCAGTTCATGTTATCAACGCGTTCACACCTACGGTGGCTAGTGGAAACTTCAAGGTTACCATTGTCGATCAACTTGGCACGTCCCACCTAACGGCCAACATTGCATACGACGCTAACGCCGCCACAATCGAGTCGGCCATCGACGCGAAGATGACGACCGATTCCTACGCAGATTGGACCAACGGCGATATCAGCGTTGCTCTGACGGGCGACCTCACGGCGAATGCGGCCACACTCACCTTTGATGGTGACTCTGTAACTGAAAAGAATATGGGCCAGACTACGGTTACTGACATTAGTCTAGCGGGCGGGGGCACGGTGAATGGGGCCTCCACAGTGACTCCCGGCTCCACAACCAACGAAGTTCAGGTTGTCAATGTGTTTGTCGCCACAGTCAGCGGCGGAAACTTTACAATCACGATTGTTGACGAGCTAGCTGTGTCCCATACCACGGCCAGCATTCTGTTTAATGCAAATGCAGCTACAATCGAGTCGGCCATCGATACGAAGATGACAACCGATGCTTACTCAGGTTGGACCAACGGCGATATCACCGTGGCCCTTACGGGCGACCTCACGGCGAACAGTGCCACCTTAACCTACGACGGTAACTCCGTCACGGGTAAAGATATGGGGCAAGTCACTGTAGCCGACGTTGATCTCACGGGCGGGGGCACAGTAAACGGGGCCACTACCTCGACTCCTGGCGTGGTGGTTTCGGAAGTCCAAACCGTCAACCAATTTATCCCCACAGTCAGTGGTGGAAACTTCACGATCAACATTGTTGACGAACTTGCCACCCCCCACCTAACAGCTAACATCGCATACGACGCCATAGCTTCTGAGATTGAGACGGCCATTGATACGAAGATGACAAGCGATGCTTACTCAGGCTGGACCAATGGTGACATCAGCGTAGCCCTTACAAGCGACCTCTCAGGCGGCGCCGCTACCTTAACCTTTGACGGGGCTTCCGTCACAGGTAAGGACCAGGGCCAGACAGCGATTGCCGACGTGGATCTAGTCGCGGCCGGGACAGTGGGTGGCCAGAGTGAGACCACGAGTGGGCAGGCTCAGCGGTTTGCATGGGCCATCATGTGGGCGCACGGTATGATTTCGTCAGTTCCGGCCCAAGGGGCTGCTCTGGCCACTTCGGACGGCTTGGACGTAACTCCGGCCGCCACCACGGCCCACTGGCCCCGCGCAGCTCTGCGAAAGCTGCTCGCAGCCCAGGCATCGATTGATGATGGGAATGTCGCCCTCAGGGCACAGTTGGAAACTCTTTTCCGCGTAGAGTAAGGTATGCAAGGTCCTAGATACACGCCGCCACCACTCGTGACAGGAATCTATCCGTACTTAGACTTCCTAGAGGAGGGGGCTGCGCCATCGTGGTTAGAGGGGCGTGTGTTCTATGATGCTGTCAATAAAACGCTCGCGGTGTACAATGATGAATCGGATGTGACGTTGCAGCTTGGTCAGGAGATTTATATCCGCGCTAAGAACGTGACTGGCGACACGCTTCTCAACGGGACACTCATTTACATCAGCGGAGCGTCAAGTGGTAATCCAACCATTGATAAAGCCCGGTCGGATTCACCGAACACAACTGGCGTCATCGCGATGACGACGCATGACATCGATAACGAGCAGATGGGCTTTTGTACGACCCTTGGATCAGTAGGTGGCCTCAATACGGACGGCCTTGCCGTGGGGACTGTACTTTATCTATCAGAGACAGTTGAAGGCACCTGGCAAGACTTTGCCCCTACAGCGCCTAATTTCCCGATTCAGATCGGCGTTGTCATCCAGGAATCCCTCACGGAAGGTAAAATACTCATCAATGTCGGTCCGACTGACGTTGCGCAAACTATGGTTATTCAAGACCTCGAAATCAACGAGGACTTGAGAGTCGATAAAAAGTTTACGCTCAATCCGTCAGCAGTAACATCTATCACTGCTGCTGGCGGTATCACTATCACCAATGCAACGATGCGGATCAAAGGGGATGGCAGCCCAGTAATCATTACCGCCAGTCCGCAAATTGCACCTTCGGGCACTGATGGACAAATTATCTTACTTCATGGCAGCGATGATGTCAATACGGTCACAATCCATGACGGAGACGGCTTACATCTCCACTCTGGAACTACGCTAATCATGGGTGACCGTGATATGATTGTGTTCCAATATGATACGTCTGCCGGCTTGTGGGCAGAGCTAACAACCAACTTCGATTCATTCAATGTTAGTTGGTCATTCCGTTCACCAGCCGGTCTATCGGGTGACTATTACATTTGTGGTTTTTATGTCCTTGGCTCCACCAGCTATACGCCAGCAGGGGGTACGTCTTTAGGAACAGCCAACGCAGCATATGGTGCTCACGCATTTATCGTCCTTGGCGCGACTTCGACGGATATGATTGTACGAGTCACGGGTACATCGATTAACGAGCAAGGTGTCAGGGTACCTGGCGATACAGCAGATATTGACACTTCTGGGGGTGTGTTGAATGACTACTTCGAGACATCTAAGAAGTGGGTCGGCACAATCTCCCTCAGTCTTCAAAGCGGGACTGGCGTGGCGGTCAACGATGGCCTGTGCAAGTATTGGGACAACCATAATACCGACTTTCGCGTCACTGACCTCGAAGTGACTGGTCTTTGCGGCGCTAGCGACTCTAACCCAAATTTTGAAGTCATCAAACACACTGAAACTGGGTGGACCTTTAACGTAGGTTCGGAACCCACCCCACCAACGCCGGTCGCTAGTCTTCAAGATGACTACGCCCCTGAGCATCAGTTCATTAACAATGAACCCTTTGCATGGAAACGATCCGGCTTAACGGAGGAATTTTCTGGCGCGGCCTCAGAAGGTATTATCTGCCGCGTGGTAACGACAGTTCCTAAGTCAATTGAAAGTCTCGATTGGCAGTTTACTATTCGACCTAGTTAACCTCAAGATGGAGAAGTGCGATGAAGAGTAGATGGGCAAGTAAAACGTTGTGGGTAAATGGCCTTGCGATTTTGGCGGGCGGACTCGCCTACCTGGTGGGTCAGGAGTTTATTCAGAATCAGGAAAGCCTGCTGGCGATGCTTATTGCCTTCCAGGGCGGTGTGAATGTCATACTGCGATTTTGGACGACCAAGCCGATCAAGTGATACATAGTTTGAGAACATTGTGACCACACCTAATAGAGAATTTGCGATGGGTAACCTAATGACTATCTTTAAGTACACAACCCTGGGCGCGGCCTTACTAGTCGCGGCATTGTTCGCTGCGGCGTCATACACCCCTGATTCGAGAGTGGTTGAGACTAGCGCGGTCTCAGAGAGGGAGGTTGTTCAACGTGTTAGTCCTAGTGGCCCCGGCGGTTTAACCGACTTGTCAAACGTTGAGGAATCTCAGCTTGACGGCGCTAAGCTCGTTGTCAAAGCTACGATTAAAGCAGCGTTGGGCGAGTTGGTACGGTTCGATGTGTCCGAAAGTTCGGCTGAATCATTCAAATGGATTTTGGTCCCTGGATCAGGGGACTTTGAAGTGTACGACAACGGGCGACGGGCTGTGTTCAGCGCTCGTGAAGCTGGTGAGTATATGTTCATCGTGGCTTGTGCCTATGAAGGAACCATTGATGTAGTCACACACACGGTCCTCGTAGGGGATCCACCGCCAAAACCAGGTGACTACCCAAGGGCCAACCAACCCTCCGCAGGCGCTGCTTTTTCAGCTTGGGTTTCTTACTGGTGTTCCCTAACTATTAGGAGCGAAGAAGAGGCTAGGAAGCTTGCTGATAGCTTTGACGGAATTGCCGCCACAATCTCGGCAGGTGTAAACACAACCCCAGCAGAGATTATCAAAGCCACAGGTGAGGCGAACCGGCAGGCGTTGGGTGACTCGCTTGAGTCCTGGAAGCCGGTTCTTCTCAGCCTACAGAATGAATTCAAAATCCGGGCAAATGCGGGTACGCTGGTGTCCGCCGAGCAGCATACCGCCACGTGGCGGGAAGTAGCTATTGGTCTTCGGAACTATGCCGATCTCTTTGAGACGTTGACAATCTGCGAGTGACGGGAGTCGATATGAAACGACGAGACGCATTGAAGCTGTTGGCTGGGGCCGGGGGTGGACTAGTGGCCGGCAGCCTGCTCCTGCCTAAGTACGCTGCGGGCGTGCCCTTGGATCTTTATACAGATGCAACCACTCCTTTGTTTACAGGTTGGATCAATGATGCTGAATCTCGAAAGCAGTTTGTCAAAACTCACCAGTTCCCGTTTTTTCGGCAGCACCTACAAGGTATCAAAGGCACCGGGGAAGGTAAGAAAGTCCTTCTGTACAAACTCTTTGAGCAGGTGACCGGGCGGCCTCTGGTGCCCCACTACCAGCAAATCGGTGATTGCGTAGGTCACGCCTACGGCCTCGGGGTTGATGTCCTAACGGCTGTGCAGATGTTGATGCACAACAAGTCTGAGCAGTGGGTGGCGAAGTCCGCTACCGAAATCATATACGCCGGGTCCCGAATAGAGGTGGGTAAGGGTCGTCTAAGCGGCGATGGTTCTCACGGTGTTTGGGCGGCTGAATTTATCCGTAAGTGGGGCGTGCTTCTTCGGCAGTCTTATCTCAACGGGGCGTTCGACTACACCACGTACGCCGGACAGGTTGCGAGAACGTTAGGTAGGCGTGGGGCAGGTGTGCCTGACGCTTTGGAGCCTCTTTGCAAGCTGCACCCTGTGAAGACGTGTGCTCTTGTGAATTCTTGGGAAGAGTGCCGGGACGCTGTGGCAAATGGTTACCCCGTGACAATGTGCAGTAACATTGGCTTCACGTCGAGGCGGGACCGGGATGGCTTTCTCCGGCGTGGCAGGAAGGCTTGGTACCACGCGATGGCTATCATTGGTATGGATGACGAGTACAGGCGTGGGGGTGCATTGATACAGAATAGTTGGGGCGGGGATACTTGGGTCAGCGGCCCGAAGCGGCATGAGCAGCCAGATGGTAGTTTCTGGTGTGACGCAGCTACGATTGATGCCGCCATGAAGCAAGGCGATAGCATTGCCCTCAGCGGTTACGTTGGATACCCGCGACAAGACATTCCTGATTACACCGTATGGTAGTGACGTGAAGAAACAACTTTTTACAATACTGGGGGTTACTTATGTTTGTTTTGCTCTCATTATGGCGTCGGGTAGTCAAGCTGTTTCGGTCAACGGCGCTAGCCCTGTCGAAGGGCACCAAGGTCGTGTGGAGCAAGAAGATCGAAGAAGCGACGGATATAGCCAACGACTATATGGACCTGCAAGGTCATCCGAAGCTGAACGACAGTTCGGCTGGAGACCCGAGTACCTCCAAGAAGCCAAAGAAGAGGTTACTGAAGTGGTGGAGGACTTGAGGCCAAAGTTCCCGCCAACAAGATTTAAGTCAAATTGTTTGATAGTGTGGAAGGCCGACTGGTGCTCGGCGTGTAAAAAGATGGGGCCAACCATCAAACAGCTTAGGGCTGAGGGATACGCCGTCTACATACTAGATTACGATTACTATTATGACTTAGCCCAAAAAATGCATATCCAAGCACTTCCAACATGTATTGTCCACAAAGATAGTCGGGAAGTGTCGCGACACAGGGGTGTGGTCTCCGCCGATGCCCTCAAGAAAACCCTCACGAAGAATTAACCATGCCAATCAGTGAAATCACCCTACTATCGCTGGCCGTTTCGTCGGTGTCCATGACGGTCACGACGACGTACATATTCGAGTGGCTGCGAACATTGGTTTCCAAGCTCGGGCGACGGTTTGAGTCATTGATTCACTGCCCGTACTGCCTGAGTCATTGGCTGGCGGCGGCGGCAACTTTGGCCTGGTTTGAAGGCTCGGTGTACGAGACAATTGTAACAGGCTTTGCAATCGTTACCCTTGCGAGTCTGGCATCCTTAGGAATCACACATCTCTTTTTGGCATTAGATGCCTTAGACAGGAGTGAATAATGAACTTTGCACGAAAAGCGAAACGAGTGGCCAGACGCCAGCACCGCCGGGGACTCATTACTCGCGAAGAGTACGATAAGGTAAAGAAAGCCGTTCTCGACCCAGAGATCGTGAAGAAATGGCAGGCCGAAGTTGAGAAGCAACTGGGGGCGCCGTGGAAGGCTCGAACAGGTAAGATCGATTGGTCGGCCATCTGGGACTGGTTCGTTCGGAACTGGCCCACGATTCAAGCCATTCTGTTTAAGCTGCTCCCCTTGATTATCCTGTCGCCGAGTATGGCCACACGTAAACCCGAGTATAAACCCGAAGGAGAGAATAATGATGAAAATTAAGAACCCAGCGCGTCACCTGCCGCACTATGTTGCCCGAGTCTACCTGCTCGATGGGACCTGGTTCAACAAACGTGGCTCGTCCCAACCTGAGATTGACTTGCCGGTGGACGAGGACGCATGTTTGACCATCGTCTTTGAATGCCTGGATGCCGGTCAAGTGAGTGTGGTTAAGTTGCTCCGGGTTGAAGGTACATGGATCGACTTTAGCGACGCAGCCCTTGCCGAGGTGCTAGCTCCTAAGCCCGAGCCTAAGCCCGAGCCCGCTCCAGACCCGGTCCCCGCGACAAAGGAAGAGCGGCGGAGATACGAAGAGCAAAACTCGGAGATTGAAAACAAGCCTAAGCCTAAGCGTAAGCCTAAGACCAAGCCTGCGGCGAAGCGTGTTGGCGTCGATCCGGCTAACTCCCACGGTACTAAAAGCCGCCGGCCTACAAACTAAGGTAAACAATGAGCACCCCCCAAGATGCTTTCCGAGAGGCAGTAGCAGACGGTATGAAAAGCCGTACTATGACCTCGCCGTCCCGGTGGGCCGTTAATCGCCGCATCATGGGGGGTAACTTTCCGGGGCCATACGGGTATGGGGCGCACCCCTGGTGTAAAGAGATTCAGGACGCAAAATCATCTTACATCGTCGCCATGAAAGCGGCACAGATGGGCGTCACAGAAGTTGCCATCAATCAAGCCTTTTATGTCGTAGACGTCCTGAGGAAGAATGTTCTGTATGTGCTGCCGACGTTAGGCAATGCCAGTGACTTTTCTAAGGCGCGCTTTAATACGGCACTACTGTACAGCCCTTACCTTGACCAACTTTTCACGGACACTAACACAGTTGGGCTGAAGCAGTCGGGTGGGGTTTCCCTCTACATACGAGGTTCCCGAGGCGACTCGAACTTGAAGTCCGTTGATGTTGCCACCTTGATTCTTGATGAAGTAAACGAAATGGACCAGAAGCAAATCTGGTTGGCCTTGGAGAGGTTGTCAGGATACACCGAAAAGTCAGTGATGGCCATATCCACGCCGACCATCCCGAAGTTTGGCGTACACAAACTTTATGAGCAAGGGTCTCAAGAACACTACATGTTCAAGTGCCCCCACTGTGGACGTATGACAGAGCTAGTTTGGCCGGATTGTTTTGAGCTATGTGGTGAGACTGTTTCCGACCCCCGGTGTAAAGAGTCCCACCTGAAGTGTAAAGAATGTGGACACAAACTTAGTCACGAAAATAAAACTGAGTGGCTCAACCTAGATAACTGTACTTGGGAGCCCACGGTTAGCTGCTCCGAGGATTTTCGCAGCTTCCTAATCAACCAGTTGTACAGTTTCACAGTGTCCCCGGGGGAAATTGCAGTAGCTCATTTCAGGGGCCTGGGTGACGAAGCGGCTATGGTTGAGTTTCACAACTCAAAGCTAGGTCAACCGTATGTGCCGGCAGGGGGCCTGGTGACGGACACGGAGATTGAGCGAGCGGTAGCTGGCTACTCGAAGAATGATGCCCGGCCAGCGTTTGGCGGCGACAGGTGCATCTGCATGGGTGTTGACCAGGGTAAGGTCAATAACGTGGTGATAGTGGAGTATTTCTTTGATCGGTTTGACCACGACTTAAATGCCGCCGCCTTTGGAAAGCTGCTCTGGGAGGGTTTAGTTCCTGGCGACGATTTTGAACATCTCGATAAGTTGATGCGGGAGTGGCAGGTCTTAGCCTGCGTAATAGACGCCGAGCCACAGATCAACGACGCGAGACGGTTTGCGCGACGCTTTCCGGGGTTCGTCTGGCTATGTCGGTACAGGCAGGGTGTGACCGGTAAGGAGGTGCAGATCAGCGAAGAAGATGGAAACGCTCCGATCGCCACCGTGGATCGCACAAACTGGATGGACGCCACCTTAGGTCGCTTCCACAGCGGGCGGATTCAAATCCCGGCCGACGCAAGTTTAGAATTCAAAGAGCACATAAAAAATGAAGTGCGAACGTACGAGAAAGATAAATTGGGTAACCCCAAGGCCGTGTACATCAACACGGGTGCGGACCACTTCGTCCACTCTATGACGTATGCTGAAATAGCCCTGCCGCTAGCGGCCGGGATCGTTACGAACCAGGATATCGGAGCCTTTTTATGAGAAAAGCCTTCTCAGTCACCGAGTCTCGTCACCCGAGATACTTTCACGACACGCCTTTTTGGTACAAGTGGCGTGAAGTGTTTGACGGTGGGGAGGCCTATGTCGATAACTACCTCAAAAAGTTCACCGAGCGTGAGACTGACGCTGATTTCACAAATCGTCGGACGATAACACCTATCCCCGCATACGCAAAAGCAGCGGTGATTGACGTCAGAAATGCTATTTTTCAGCGGATGCGAGACATAACTCGGCGGGGCGGATCTGAAGATTACATGCGTGCGATATCAGGGGAAAAGGGCGGTGTCGATTTGGAGGGCAGTACTATGAATGGCTTCCTTGGAATCACACTCCTTACCGAACTACTTGTTATGGGGAAGGTTGGTGTCTACGTCGACATGCCAACAATCAAGGGTGAGACTCTCGCCGATATTGGGACAGCTAGACCGTATCTCTATATGTACCAAGTGGAAGATATTTTAGCGTGGTCCCTGTCCAAGCCGGAGGAGCCGGGGGAGTTTCAGTCCCTTCTCCTTAGGGATAAGGGGATAGACTTCACTCAGCATGACATGTACGACCTCCAACTCCCAGGTGGAGAGTATGAGCGATATCGGTTAATCTGGGTTGACAAAGAAACGGGCTTCGTTAATGTTCAGTTTTATGATGCTGATTCCGTACCGGTTAATGCTGCCGGAGAGTTTTCGGACGCCGGGCCGATTGAACTTTCGCTTCGGAGAATTCCGTTTGTCATGTTCGACATAGGGGACAGCCTGCTGAAAGATGTGTCTAACCACCAGGCGGCGTTGCTAAATCTAACCTCGGCTGATGTCTCCTATGCTTTGAAGGCGAACTTCCCATTTTACACTGAGCAACGTGATGCACGTGCGGTTGGCGCGCACCTAAAATCCAACGACAATCCAGACGGTACAGCAATGGCCGGCGGTCAACGCGCATCCGGCCGGGAGGTGGTCAGGGGGGTTTCGCACGGAACGGCTTACGACCTGAAAGCCGAGCGACCTCAATTCATCCACCCGTCATCCGAGCCTCTGAAAGCTTCGTTGCTATTGCAGGAGAAGCTGGAAGACGATATCAGAAAGCTAGTAAATTTGGCAGTGACGAATAAGATCGGTAAGCGAGCCACCTCCGCTGAAGCGTTGCAAATGAGTGACCAAGGCTTGGAGGCGGGGTTGTCTTTCATAGGGTTGGTCTTAGAAGGCGGCGACCGGAAAATCACCACGCATTGGGCTGCATACGAGGAGCGGGAGCCGCGTAGCAGACAGATCGCCACAATCAAGTATCCAGACCGGTACAGTTTGAAGACAGACTCAGATCGAGTTTCTGAGGCAAGCAAGCTGGCCGAGTTAATGTTCAAGGTCCCCGGCCGCAGTGTCAAGCGGGAGATTGCCAAGGGTATCGTGTCGGCACTCCTCTCGGGGCGGGTTGATACCGAAACTCTTGAAACCGTGTTTGAAGAAGTTGACAACGCACCTTACGCGACTAGTGATCCAAAGATCATCATCGAGGCAGAGGCTGCCGGCCTCTGCGGGGAGCAAGTTGCATCAATAGCACTTGGGTTCAATGATGAGGAATACCTGCAAGCCCGAAAGGATCACGCGGCAAGGGCTGTCCGGGTCTTAGCGGCGCAAACTTCACTTCGACAACCTGTCAACCCCGCCGCCCGGGGTGTGGATGACCTGTCCATTGACCCGAGTACCGAAGGATCAGAGGAGCGGGCTGCGGCCGTGGACACCACGTTAAAGGACACCGCCGCCAAACCCGTTCGTGGCGAAGGTAAGGCAACCTAAAGGTAACAACCATGCTCCCAACAAAAATCGGCAAATCCTCCGTGACTTCCAAAGTGTCCCATGGTCACACAACCGTCGGAACGTCGCGGGTTCAAGTGGTCGCGGAGGTGTCAAGTCTGACTACAGGGCTGACACTACGCGCTCCCGGGGTAAGTGACCCGGTGCCAAACACCGTCGCGGTTTGGGTGGGCGGCTCAAATGTGACAGCCAACAGCGATGAAACTACAGGCGGCTTCCCACTACTCCCTGGTGCTGCTATCACATTCAATGTCGAAGACGCCCGACATCTATACTTCATTAGCACTGCCGCGGATCAGGATTTAGCTTGGATAGGCGTCTAAGAAGGGGGATTTTCATGTATACATACTACGGCACCATCGACGATGCTAATACATATTTTGGCAACCGGCTGCATGAGGAAGCTTGGTCTGACGCCTCGTCCGAAGACAGGCGGAAAGCACTAATAGCGGCGACTGTTATTATAGATGCCCTTAACTTTCGAGGGCAAAAAGCCGCCGTCCATGACATCATGTACGACATTGACGGAAACCCGCTGGACGTAACAGATGAAGAACTTCGAGACGCGGATTGGTCACAGGACTTAGAATTCCCACGTGACTCAGATGTTGATGTCCCAGAGGAGATCGAAATCGCCTCCTGGGAGATCGCCCACGCCCTTTTGGACGGGGTTGATCCTGACCTTGAACTTGAAAATCTTGGAGTGGTCAGCCAAGGAATAGCGTCAGTCAGAACGACGTATAACCGGAATCACACGCAGGTTGAACACCTGATAAATGGGATTCCCAGCGCCGCAGCCTGGAGGTACCTACGCCCCTTCCTGCGTGACAGTAACGCAATTAAATTCAGTAGGGTAGACTAACACACGTTAGGAGTGCAACATGGCACACAGCAAAATGTACAATGTAATCTGGATGAAGCCGACTTTAGCCTGTTACGACGGTGACGTCGATGGAGATGGGGATGGTGATGGCGGTGGCGATGGCGGTGCAGATCTGCTAAACGACAGGGCCACCGCTGCGCAAGCTGCTGCGGATAAGGCTAGCGAGGATGCCGCACGTGCAGTCGCCGACGCCCAAGTCGCTAAGGAGGATGCCCGGAGAGACGCGGAAAAAAGCTTCTCTCAAAAGGATTTGAACACCTTTCTAGCTGAAGACAGGCGGAAGCACCAGGAGAAGTACGAGAAGCTAGAAGTTAGCATGACGAAGATGTTGGAAGACACCAACTTGCAGAAAGAGCAGCGGGCAAAGATTGCGTCCGAGCTTCAGGATCTGCAAGCCTCGCACAGGACTAAAGATCAGCAGCGAGAATATGAAGTGAAGCAAGAGCGGGATCGTTTTACCACCGAATTGGAAACCGCGAAGGAGAAGGTCATCCAGTGGGAGACCCTCTACAAAAGTTCCGTGGTTGATAGGTCACTTCAGGACGCGGCTATTGAGCATGACGCGTTTAATCCGGTTCAGATTATGGGGTTGCTCCGTCCTAACACCCGTATGCAGGAACAGGTTGATGAGCAAGGCAATCCGCTAGGCTCCTTTTCTCCAGTTATTGACTTCCCGGACACCGATGAAACTACCGGGGAGAAGGTAACGACTCTAAGAACCCCTGAAGAAGCTGTACAACGTATGAAGGAGTTGCCACATCTTTTCGGCAACCTCTTCCGTTCAAACGTAGTCAGCGGAATCGGTTCGGGTTCCGCAACCGGCGGCGTTAAGTCGGGTGAAGGCCGTATTGATCCTACGAAGTTGACTGCTGAGCAGTATCGTAAGGTCCGCAGGGAAAACCCGGAAGCCCTTGGCCTCAGACGTCGAGACGTGTAAAGAAGGGGTTACGTCAACGCCTGATGTAGGGTGTTGAATCAGTGTGCCCACTAAGGGCAAAGTAACTAGAAAGGAAAAAGCAATGAATATGCTTTACAGCCACCCCGTCATGGCTTGTTATGCCAATGACAACGACGCTTTGATTCCGGAATTGTGGGCTCAGGAAGGCCTTGCGATCCTTGAAGAAAACATGGTTGAATGACCACGACCCCTTTAGCAGTAATGCTAATTGAATAACGCAGCTATATGCTGGAAACTCTCGTTAAGCAAAGAGTACGAAGATGAAGTGTCGCAGATGTGAACAAGAAAAAGATTTGAAGCATTTCTACAAGAGTAGTAGAAACAAGTCTGGTTTTGAACACATCTGCAAACCGTGCAAAAGTATAGACATCAACGCTCGAAGATACGGAATGTCGGAAAGCTTCTTAGAGTATCTATACTCGCATGAACAATGTATGTGCTGTGGTGGTCAGTTTGCAAGTAATAAGCAACGACACATTCACCACACTAAACAAGGCATCCAAGGTTTAATCTGTATTCACTGTAATCATATAATCGGTCAAGAGACTGCGTCTGATCTACAGAGAATCGAACAAGCTTTAGCATACATGAAATCATCTCGTGAAAATCTTTTTGATAGAGACAATCAGCAGGAAAGGCTTCACAAACCCGGAAAGATTTCCAAGTTTGTTGAAGAATCCTCAGAGACTATACGCTGCGAATCCCAAGTGTGCTCTCAGTGTAAAAGAATCTTAACATTGGGGTCCTTTGGTACTCGTTTAGAGTCCAATAACCCTAGTAAAGTGTGTTGGGATTGTACCAGGAGTAACGTCAGACTTTCATCCTCAAGACAAGCAATAGGAGCAAGGAATAAAGCTACTAGTTGTGCTTGTTGTGGTTATGAATTGGCAGACAAGAAATGTGTGCATCATGTGGGCGATACCGTGATCGGCGTCGTTTGCAACAGGTGTAACCAACTTCTTGGCAATGAGTCAGAACAACGCAAGATGCGATTGTTAGTCTGCAAACTGTGGGTTGAAGATTCACAGTGGGATTATGATAGAGTCCGGTCTGCATGGAGACATGCAGAGGTAGGCAGAAATGACCTACCCCGTGAGATGGTGGCGCGGTAACAAAACGATGGCTCGTCTCGTCCACCGAGATTTTAGTAATGAAGTCGCTCAATTTGGCGACGTTGTAAACACACGCCGGCCTGGGGCGTTCTCGGCCAAGCGGAAGACCGACTCGGACAGTATCACCAGCCAAGATGCTGTCGCGACTAACGTGCAGGTTCCTCTGGATCAGCACGTCTACGTGTCCTTCACCATTAAGGACGGTGAGGCCAGCAAGTCCTTCCAGGAGTTGGTCGAGATGTACCTGACGCCGGCCGCTCAGGAAATCGCAAGTTCGGTTGATCGTATTCTGTGTGGTCAGGTCCATGAATTCCTCACCAACAATGTTGGTGAACTTCAGACGATGACCGAATCGAACGCGAAGTCCTACATGCTGGCAGCCCGTGAGAAGATGAACATCAACAAGGCGTTTGTTGGTGGCCGTAACATGATCCTCTCCCCCGCCTCGGAGACGGAACTTCTGGAGACGGAGTTGTTCATCAGTGCTGAAAAGCGCGGCGATGACGGCACCGCTCTGCGTGAAGCCAGTCTGGGCCGGGTCCTGGGTTTCGACACCTATATGGATCAGAATATCCCGAGTCTCTTGCTCGGTAGCACGGACTACGCCGCTGGCGTCCTCAATGGTGGTGAGCCCCTGGGCGAGACCACGCTTGCCGTGACCATTCTGGCCTACACGGTTCAGGACGGTGAGTATGTTTGGATCGAAGGCGAAGGAAAGCCGCACGTCGTGTCGTCAGCTACGGATGATGCCACTGACACGAGTTCCGTCGTGTTGGTCTCCGGACTCGTCTCCGCCGGCGTTGACACGAACGCGATCATCGTTTGGAAGAAATGCGACGTTGACGGGTCGCATGTCGCAGGGTACTCGAAGGGCATCGCTCTCGACCTCAGTGACGCCGTGATGACCGAGCCGCCGCAGGTGGGTCAGTTGCTGGCGTTTGGTGTGGGTGCCAGCCGGCACGTGTACACGATCATCA